AGACTGGACCAAAACGATTTTTGATAATATGCCATCTACCTGTTCCACCAACCTTATCATTTAATTTTCTTGATAGAGACATAATGAAATCTGCAATCATAATCTTATTATATGATTCTGAAACTTTACCACCTTCGATAACATCATCTTCAAGAGCAGAACGGTTTGCCTGTGATGCAGTCCAAATGGGTATTCCGTAAGTCCCACCTATACCACGAAGGTCCTCATAAATATCATTCAACTCTAATCGTTTATCACCGGCTTTTGACGGTCTAATCAAATCTGCATAATCAACTATAACCAAATCTGGTTTTTTACCTTGACTAATACATTTTTCTATATGTGATGACACGGTTGTTATACTTGCAGTTTTAGTTGGGTAATACTTTACAATCAGGTCACCCTTGATAGTTTCCATTGTATCACGAATTTTTTCTTGTGCATGTTCTTCACCAAGATTTTGAAAAGCAATCTTTGTAAAGAATGCATCAAATCGGCGAGCAACATAGAACTGATTGAGTTCAAGTGTGTAATAAATAACTCTCTTACCCGCTCTCACTGCATTCGCAGCAAGACTAACTAATCCCCAAGACTTACCACCGCCGGCAGGTGCAATGATAACACCAAGTTCACCTTCAGCAAGTCCACCATTTGTAATATCATCAACAACATTCCAACCAGTAGATACACAAGTTCTTGCTCCTTCTTCATAACGAGCTGCAACATCAATTATGTAATCGTGACCAATATCTTTATCAGTTCCGGCTTTAAGTGCAGTGTCAATTTTCTTTTTTATCAAATCATACTTACCACTCTTGAGCAAATCAACGGACTCAATGATTGCAACTTTCATCTTTTGATTTTTACAAAACTCTAATGTAGTCAATTTAACATATTCAGCGTCTGTGCTCTCTTTGTATTTTGCACTTTCTTTCAGTGAGTCTGCAATAGTGCTTTTCAAAACTTTATCTTCAACTTGTATCAATTCTGATTTGAATACTTCAGCAGTTGGTGCAGTTCTATACTTTTCATAATAGGACATTATTTTAGCAACAATCCAATTATTTGCCTGAGACTCAAAATAAGTTGGTTCAATTATGTCTGAAACTTGTTGTAAAAATATCCTATCGTTTAGAAGTGTTGTAATAACTTTTGTTTGAAATGTATGTCCGTATTGGGATAAATTATCCTGCATACTTGTTCCTAATCGAATTTAATGTTGTAAAATTTTTCTTCAACCACTCGTCCCAATTCAATAAAACATTTTGTAGTTTATCTTCTACAAACAATTTGTCTAACTCAATCTTATTTATTCCACCAATTTCACCATCAACTATGTTACGAATTGTAGATTTAGTTGATGATGGAATATCAACATCTTCAAGTTGCATTATACGATGATTGGTTTCCAAAACTTTCAGATTTTGTTTTAGTTCTTGAATTGCCTTCGATTTGTTATCATACAATTTACAAAATTCTATGAACATTTCCAAATTTATTTTTCTTTTTTCTGATAATATAGGGAAATGTTTGAGAATTGATTTGTCACCAATACCTTTTATACCAGCAACATTATCGCTCTTGTCACCAAGAATTGATTTGTATATGATGTAATTCTCACACCATATACCAGTTTCTTCCAAAAGATTTTCTGGAGTATACATTTTCTTTTTAGTTGGCAAATAAATACCAACCCTATCGGAGACTAATTGCAAAAAGTCTCTATCGTTTGATAGGATAACACATTTTTCTTTGAAATAAGAAGAAAGGTAGGCAATCGCATCATCTGCTTCGATTTTATCAATGGAGAGTATTGTTAGTGGCAGATTTTGTAGGAATGAAAAAACACGAAACAGTTGATATTTGATAGATGATTGCTCATCATCAATATCCTCAAATCCTACTACACGGTTTAACCTTGATTTGATTGCCCTACCTTCCTTATAGTTTGAATAAATTTCTTTTCTTCTTTGTGAACCACCCTTACCATCAAAGACCACAACAACCCGCGTGGGATTAACCATACGGATTGTTGCTCCAAGAGACTTTAAGAAGCCAGAAAGACCACCAACATGAACACCATCTTCGTTTAATGTGGGAATGGCAGAAAAGGTGCGTATAAATAAATTCATCCCATCAACAATCAAAACCTTACTATCACGATGTAGGTTTCCTTGTTCAGCCTTTTCTGTTTCTATTTCTTGTAAAAGTCTTTGATATTTTTTATTCATTGTAACCAATTCCATATATTGTTTTATCAATACTAATATACGAAAATAATATGACATTGCAAAATAAAAAAAGAGAATCGGATGATTCTCTCTGTATAGTTCTTAATTGGCTATTAGTTAATAATCGTTTATTAAATATAATCATTTGCCGATATGCCTAATTGTGGAGCCATCTGACGTATTTGTTGTTCTATCTCTCTTGATTCTTGGGGTCCAGCATATTCTTCATAGTAAAGAACCAACCTTGCTAATTCCTCCACCATTTCAAAAAATGCCTTACCTTTCATTTTTTTTATTTGTTGCTCTAATGATTTTATTTCCATTTGAGCGTCTTTTGTGTCTTCCATATTTGTGCTGTATTCTTCTTCTTTACGGAAAATCACATAATCTGCAATCAATTCTTTTATAGTGACGGGTCTACCACCTGGCATTCCAGGAGGTATATTGTCAATAAGTGGATTTCCGAAAGGTGCTTCATTCATTTTTTTGTTAAACTTTTCATGTATCGATCTTCCTTCCTGCACTAGATCCTTTACTTTTATTGACTTACCCATATTAAATACTCCAAAAAAGAATTATGTATATGATATAAATATGGGGTAAAATAATTTTACCCCATAATTTTCTATACTTCATCTTGTAGTAATGGTTCATTTGAAAGTGTCACATCGTCAATTCTAGCTTCATCCAACTTTTTGTATTTCATAATAACTTTATCAGCAATTTCATCATACACTATATCGTATAATTCGGGATCACTCATAATCTTTTCAACAAATTCTTTGGATTGAAATTTGATAACTTCACCAGAACGTTTATCTGTCCATGAATACCAAGCACCTGATTGAGATACAAGGTTGTGTTCTTTCATAACAGTAAGCCAACTACTGTAATCATCAATACCACTATCAAAGTAAACCTCGTATTCACACTCTCTTAATGGAGGACCACAACGATTTTTAACTAACTTTGCCTTAACTCTCGAACCAACAATTTCATCACGACCTTCTCTCTTTGCCTTGATGGCACCGATTGAAGACAGACGAAGACGAACAGATGCATGGAAAGGAATACCCTTACCACCCGGTGTTGTCCAAGGATCAGAGAATGCTGGAGCATTAAGTTTCTGACGAAGTTGGTTTGTAATAATCAAACAAATTCTTTCTCTACCGATAAGATTTGTAATTTTTCTCATTGCCTTTGAAATGATAAGTGCCTTTGCCGTAGCATAACCGTCTTTATCAAAATCTGCAGCCATTTCTGTTTTAGTGGATGCACCGGCGATTGAATCAACTACAATAGTTACCAATCTATTTTTATCGGATGAACGAACTTTCTCAATGATAACATCAACTGTTTCAAAAATATCTTCTACGGTTTCCAATGGAATGTATAACATATCTTTTAAGTTCAGACCTATTGCACTTAAATACTCAGTAGCAATAGCATTCTCAGTATCAATATAAACTGCAAGACCACCTTTCTTTTGTGTGTTGAGAAGTGCATGGGCTGCCAATAGAGATTTACCAGATTGTTCGAGACCTGTTATTTCAGATACACGACCAACAGGAAAACCACCATACTTACGATTGGAAATAGCCAAGTCCAACATGGTTGAGCCAGTTCCTACCCATTCTTTTACTATCGTAGGTGCATCACTATCACCTTCAAGAAAGTAAGCGGTCTTAATGTTTTGAGCTTTGAATTGTTTGTTTATAGTTTCGGCAATGACTCCACCGAGTTCATCGGATAAATCACTTTTTGATTTTGCCATAACTCACCCTTATTAAAATAGGTCATCAAATGTAACGCCAATATCATCAGCAGATGATGTGGGTTTCTCACTCTTTTCTTGTTTGTAATTCAAATCAGCTGCAGGTTCTTCTTGTGACGAAGTACCCATCCAAGTTTGTAATTGAATTTTCAAATCATCATATGATGGCTCAGGAAACAATTCAGTAATCTGTGGTTGTGTCTTAATTTTTTCAAGAACATCCTGAGATTCTGTGATTGGGGTTTCTTTTGGTTTAACACGAATAGTTGTTTCTGCATAAGTTTTACCAGCTTCTTCTGGTGACTTAACGGTAACAACAATATCACGACCAGATTTAGGATCAGACAAATCACCATAATCGGGATCAACAAAGAACGCAAGTAGTTCTTCATAGACTTGTTTACCAAATCCCCAAAACTTAACACCTTCATTTTCTTGACCACGAATAATAACAGGTGCATACACTCTCATTTTTGGTTCGAGTTTTCTACCCATTACCCAATCTTCTTTATCGCCAGTTTGTTTCAACTTCTCAGCAAATTCAACGATTGGATCAGGACGACCAAATGATACAGGTGAAAGAATAGAACGTTTACCGATATTGTAGTGGAAATACAATTCGATGAAAGGATTTTCTCTGTTGTGGATATAGGGGGCAATACGGATTTGGGTTTCGCCCGGATCGGGTTTCCAAATGTTTGATGTGCGATTGTTTGTGTTTTTCAAAGAGTTCAAACGGCTCTTGATTGCATCGAGGTTAATACTCATGCTGTTTCTCCAAATGTGTAATGAATAATGATTAAATGTTACTAAAAGAATGTTAGTCCTAATAGAACAATACTAATATACGAATTTAATGTTTAATAAGCAAGCAATTTTTTCTATAAATAAATATGGGAAATCCGAAGATTCCCCATTATGTAATTTTTTAGTTGGCAATTTATTATCACTTTTTGTTATATGTCATAAGTTTTTTCAATCTACGAACAAATGTTTCTGGCAATTTCTCAACATTGAAAGTATTATCAACCCATGCTGGAGCATCATCAGTTTGTGGCATAACATCACGCTTTGGTGCACCTGCAACTGGAGGACTTGTCTTTTTTAGTGTCTGAACATTACCCCAAATATAGTCAGCTATCGTTTCTGGACTATCTCCCTTTCCATATTTTGCAAAAACTTCAACAACAGGTTCTGCGATATTATCAATAACATATTTTTTCAATTCACCCTCTCCAACTTGAAAAAGATTGACGCCACCACCGGCAGCAGTTGGAACAGTTCCAGTTTGTGCAGCAATACCAATTTGAGTTGCCTTGAGTGCTTCAAGCGGTTTTTTAATATCTCCCAAATCTATTGCCTTTATTTTTGCTTCCGGATTCATACAAAAAACCTGTGACCATCTATGGTGCCCATCAATAACAAATTTTCCACCACCGCCGGTTACAATAGATTTACCAGCAGGTGCAACCACACCACCTTTCAAACAGGCATCTGCACTTGCAGCATCTTTCAGCGGATAACTCAAAGATTTATCCATTACAACTTCATTTTGTGTAGGTTGTAGGTCTGTACATACCGGTGCAATAGCAGATGTTTTCACTGGCATATCACCAGAAAGTGACTTGATTGCATCTACAAATTTTGGATCCTTTATATTATCACCCAATTCTTTTACAAAAGATACATAATCTTTTTTTAGAATTTTTTTCAATTCTTCTTGTGCCTCATCTTCGTTAAGTTTTATCTTAACTTCATTTACCAACCCTTTCAACGAATTTTTCATAGAAAATCTCACTATAATGTACTAACAAATTCTTCTTGTGTTTTTAATTGTTCATCTGTTGCCTTTCCGGATTTACCCCAGTCTGGTAGTACATCCAATGCACCATTCAAGTCTTTTAGTGGTGTTCCTGATGTTGGATTGTCTTTATTTTTCAATATGTTTATATGATTCAATCCCGGAAAAATATAAAGTGGCATACCACTATTTTTTGCCAATAGAACGGAATGTTTCAATGGAACTATATTATCACTTCCACCGTGAATTATTGCACCGGTTCCACTAATTTCAGAGCCAGATAATGATACAGTTGGCCATTGCCTATTCCATGCCGGAGCAACAAGGTAAACAGTTGATGGTTTTTTAGCACCCATTGAAAGCGCCTGTAAAAGAACAGCTCCTCCACGAGAATATGCAATCAATGTTTTCAAATTTTCTTCATTCAGATATGTTATTGCCTTCTCAATGTCTTCTTTTGATATTGAGGTTGAATCGGAGAATGCAGGACATCCTGTATCTTGGTCTGGACTTGTCCATTCTATATTGCAGGTATCAACTCGCATATCTTGTGGCTTCATCCCAAAACCATGAAACGCACCCTTTTCTATCCCCATTTCTTTCAATATGTCTATCAATTTAATCATAGTTTTATTATTATCTCGATGACATCAAATGAGTTCTTATTATCTCTTTTATTTTTTTACGAAGTTTATTTTTCAAACGTTCTTGAACCTTTGGCGTCTTTGCATCATCCGATGGTTCGGGTTCTTCAGCTTGAGCTT